GAACGTCAGCGGTTAACCAACCGTCCTTAAGCGACTCTCTGAATGAACCGTTAGCCTCTATGATAGAGTCCACGTCTTCACCGTATTCTCGTGCTGTTTCTTTTAATGCCTCCTGGAACAGCTCACCACCCATACCGGCGTTAACAACTGAGTTCCAGTCCATGAGTTTAACAGTACCAGAAGCAAGAGCCTGAGATAACTGATACATTGCAGTTGATGCCTGCTGTGAGGTTGAACCTGAAGCAGCCGCCAAATTGGCTATACCCTGGATTGATGACACAGCGTCTTCCAGACCGATACCAGCAGCTGTGAATGTACCTATATTACGGGTCATTTCCTTGAAGTTATAGATAGTCTTATCAGCATACACGTTCAATGTATCTAACGCTTCTACAACCTGATCAAGTGTTGTACCCTTTGATTTCGTGTTTGTGAGGATCGTCTGAATTGATCCCATCTTTGTTTCATACTCATCGAAACCTGTTTTAACAGGGTCAATCGTGAGTGCTTTAGTTACCATCTTACCAGTGTCAATTGCGGCGTTAGTAAGACGTACAAGTGCTGTTGCTCCGATTACGGACAATGAGTCAAACTCTCTCTGAACGGTTCTTACGCCTTGTCCGAGTACGTCCATGTTCTTTGCAACGATGTTTGTGTCGGATGCCATATTGCGCATTCCGTCTGTTATTCCGCCGAATTTTAAAGCGGACTTTAATTTTTCGATAGTACTGAGGGTCTGTCTAGTAGCTCGTTCAAACTGTTCGTTATCGAACCGCATCGATACGACTCTTTCGTCGACCTCTCTTGTTGTTACGATATCGCTCATATCTTCTTAATCTCCCCCCAAGCTTTTTCTGCTATTTCGTCAAAGATTGGTTTAAGAGCAGGGGTTAAATAGTCCCTGCCCTCTACCCAACCACCGTTTCTTGTAGGGTGTCCGGTCTGGATGATAACCGCAATATTGACACCTTTTTCAATGTGAGAGTTATTAAACTGGAGAACATACGAATCTTTACCTTTCTTGATTATCTGGTATGTCCACGAGAACGCTGTTCTGCCAGTGTCAATAGGTGTCATACTAGTTAAAGCATTACACCCTTTTTCACCGTACTCTTTGAGAATACTGTCGATTCTTCTGACTCTACGATTCAACTCTACAAGATATTTTTCGAGCCCATGAGGATTCTTGCTTTTGCTAGTTACGGTTATCATTACAAACCTCCTATTTCTTCATCCTTGCTCTATTGGCCGCTTTGATACGTGCCTGTTCAGCATAGGTCTGTTGTGCTGTCATCTTACTACCCTTCTCAGGTGCGTTCTTAATTGAACATACCTGTATGAGTGTAAGCAGTCTGTTTAAATGCCATTTCTCAAATTCAATAGGGATGTTGAGCGCTATCATATCGTAGTATATGATCTCAGCTGTGACAATCTCTCGTTTTTTCTGAGGGTTGTGCCTTGTTATAGTCGTTGCACAATGCGGATCTTTGATATACTCATAGATCTTGTTTATGGCACTTCGATTGTTCATCAGACGCTGAATTGTCATGTCGTCAAGTTTGTCACCGCCGATATGCATGCATCTGATGTAGTCTATTATTTCTTCTTGAGTTTTATTATCGGTCTCACTGAGAAATGGTTTGTGATGTTTTTCTTCCCATTTTGACAGTGAGATCAACGAATGCTCAAGCTTCAACTCCACTTTCGGTAATGAGAAGAATTCGTTCTTGGCAGTCAAGAGTTCATCTTCTGGAAGCTCTAGTTTAAGCATTATATCACCTCAAGTTATTTTCTACTTCATTTTTTCTTCCAAGAATTTCTTTGCTGCTTCCTGATCGATAGGTGTATCTACAGGAGCGAGACCGTTGATGAAGTCTGCAGCCTTCTGTGAATCTGAAAGAAGTTCCATAAAGAGTACAGAATAAGCTTCTGTTGCAGCGAACTCTGCTCTGATTTCATCGCTCTTCATGAAGCGCTTACCGTCGTCACTCTTCTTACCATAAGCTGTAAGGATAAAGTTATCAAAGAGCTTAACGATTTCTTCCTGATCCTTTTCCTGGATGATTCTTGCGATAAATTCTGCGAAACCGCCAGTCTTTGACAGTTCCATCTTCATTACTTCAGCCTTTGTAAGGTTAAAGTAAAAAGCTTCTTCTCTTTCAACACCGTTAAAGTCGGTATATTTAATAATTTTCTTCAGCATAATATTTTCTCCTTTTTAATAAATATCAATGGATAAGGCACAGCCGAAGCCATGCCTGTTCCACTGAAGGTTGTATTCGTATCAAAATCCTCGAACATATAGCCCTTTGGCTCGCGCGTTCGGTGACTATTAGCCTGGTGTATAAGAACCAGTAGTCATGATGCTGATAACTTCTGCAGGAAGCGGAAGTCTTGCATCAGCTGTTGATGAGCCGTAAAGGATCGCTTCAAGAGTTGCAAGATAGCCAAGAGCTGTTGTGTCCAGCTTTGGTGTCTTGATCTTGATTGTAGAGGCCTTCTTATAGCCGGCAGGGAAAGTAACAGGTGTTGACTTGCATTCCCAGCTAAGAGTCTGAGCCTCAGGGCTTTCGTTAATTGTGCTGTGCGATCTTGAACTTGGTGAAGCCTTGCAGCCGTAAACAATAGTAAGTTCATAACCGTGGTCAGAACCTTCTGTGTCGTTACCAATCTGTGATCTGAAGCAGAAACCGAATGCAGATCTGTTCTGCTGTCCAGCATAAACGCCTGGTGTGATTTCCTTAGAACCATCACACTTTTCGAACTCGTCTGGTGAGTCATAAGCTTCAAGTGTGAAGCCATATGTTTCAACAGAAACAAGATCGAGATACTTGTCATCGTTTGCATAGAGTGATGTTGTTTCACCACCGCCAGGTGATTCGTTAACAGCGGTTAAGCCGTTCCACGCAACGCCTGTTTCGTATGCGCCATTTGAAGCCTGAGTGTAGAGTACGCCGTGGCTAACGCCTGTGGAGTACAGTCTTTCACCGACTTCGTCCCATGTAAGTGCCTTAGGCATAGGTCAATTCCTCCTTAGAAATATAGGTTGTATACATAACAATAAAGACCGTCGTAAACGTATGAACGAACCATAACGCAGCATGGTAGTTCTCTAGTTATACGCTCGAACATATCGTTATCCGGGTCTTCATCGATATATGTTAGTTCATACTGTTTTTCCATTTTGTAAACTCCGTTGTTAGCGAAGTCTACTGGTAAACTATTAAGCTTGTAGCGAATACAAGGATAACGCATCGTGAGGTTTTCTGGGGGTTGGAAATACACGTTGCGAGAACCCAATAACGTTTCTAAGCGACACTGCAACTCAAGACGGTCTTTCATTGTATACGCCTCCTAACGTTAATTCGATTCTCGGATGTCCAACGGTAAATCCTTTGACTTTCCATTTGACTCCTTTGAACACTACGTACTTAATGTCTGCTATATGAGCATCTATGTAACGGTCGAGAACGACGGAGATGGCTGTTGATATGTTCACATCTGCGTTGACTTTATCGTTAGTCTGTTCCTGACTTCTATAGTCACGGATTACTGTTCCCGTATAGGGACGTTCAACGATTTGTGCTTTCCATACACCAGTTCCAACTCCGTTTTTCATGACCTCTTCATCCACATAGAAGCCGATCGTTCCCGACCATTTCATATATTGTCACTCCATTTTGACGGTTTATCAGCCGCTTGTTGTGTAAGATTCTACCGCAATTGCACTGAAAGGCTTTGTGAGTGAGCCGCTGCAACGAGTTTCGATAAGGTACTTCATCTGGTTGAAGTCGATATCGAAATCTTCGAACATATCGACTGAACCACCCTTATCTGCACCAAGTGTGTAGTCGTTCATGTTGACAATAATACCAACAAGATCACGTTCTACGCTGTCAACAGTTCTCTTGAGGCCTTCCATAACCTCTACTGTGACAATCTTTGATACTCTGAGTGTTGTTGCAAGTTCTGCTACTGACTTATAAAGCTTGTGGCCGATGCCATCTTCAAGCAGTAAGCAGTCAGTAACGAAATCTTCAGTAGTGAAGAAAGTTGGATTGCCAGAACCCTTGTAGAACTTTCTGCTGCGGATGATCTGGTCAATGATCTTCTTTGTCTTAGCTGTGTCTGTGTCAGTCTGTGCAAATTCAACTGTTGACTTAATTGTGTAGAAGTCTTCGTCGAGCCAGATTGGTCTGATAGCATCAGTCTTGATCTTGTCTTCTGAGGATGCAAGTCTGCCGTCGCCTACGAGCATAGCTCTTGCGATTTCCTCATTTAACATAAGGCGCATCTCGCCCTTAAGCCATGCTACTGCCTGGAAGTTGCCAAGGTCTGTGATATCATCCTTGTCCATCTTCTGTTTCTTGTAGACAGTAGTTGGTGATGTTGTTCTTCTTAAGAGGCTGAATACTTCTTCTTTCTTATATCGGCCCTTGATGTAACCCTTTGCACGGGCGTCATCTTCGGTGATATCTGCGAATACGCATTTAATTCTGCTGAAAGGTGACTTCTTAGCGCCGCCAAAGACGTCGTCTACCCAAGAAGTATCTCTCTTAATAAATTCTGGTGTAGGTGTAGCGTTATGAATCTCCGGGAAGAGCCATTCAATTCCGTTTACACCGTAGTCAGCAGCGTGCTGAATGAATGATTCTCTGAGAGAACCAAGTCTCTTAGCGTCACCGAGGATTACACCTTCGGCCTCGTGTGAAAGTACGCCGTAACCGCCTTCACCGTTTCCTTCGAATACACTATGCATCATGTCGTCATCTTCTCCTTCATCATCGATATCGTCATCGTCGTCATCCCAGGAATCATCATCATCGTCGTCATCGTCTGATTCATCATCCCAGTCATCGTCGTCATCGCCGTCGTCGTAATCATCATCGTCGAGATCATCGTCATCGTCGTCGTAACCGTCGAAGTCGTCGTCATCGTCGTCATCTGATCCAGCGAGGGCACTTACAGTTCCAGCTGTAATTGTAGCGTAAACTGCGTCCTGTTCTTCCTCAGTGAGCTTGCTCATTGCGGATTCAAATTCTGAATGTGCCAAAGTATCGCCTTCTTCCTCAATATATGAAATTACGGCTTCTTCGCCGTATCCTCCATCCCCGTGAGCCATATCAACGTATGTGATACTAGCACCAGGGTTTGCTCCTGCGAGCACGAGTGATACTTCTTTAATATCACCCTTAACTACGCGATCGCCATTGCGCTGGAGACCGTTCGCATATACGGAAAGACCCTTAATGTCACCATGCTGGATAAGAGCTTTTGCAAGTTCACCAGACTCAGTTCCATTGAGGAATGCATATCCGTATACACCTTCAGGTCTATTTTCCAATTTACACTTACCAAGAACATTCTCAAGGTTATCGTGTGAATGGTTATACACCAACGGCACGGTCATTCGGTCACAATGGGCGAAAGCGTTCTGCTGGATAACAACGCCGTCAGAACATCTGACATTGTTTCTTGTGATCCAACCTTCGAAATCAGCTTTAGCCATGTTGTTCCTCCTGAAATATCAATTATTCGCCGTCGTAAGCGTAGTATACAGTTGGCGTTACTGTTGAGCTTTCTACTGTGAATACAGTGAAACCTACAGCTGCCTTTGAATCGACTGTTGCTGTTGTGTCGATTGATGCCGGTGTAGCGTATACACCAGTAGCAACGAGGATCTTAACACCGTTGAAGAACTGTCTTGTAGCTTCTTCGAGTGTGATCGCTGTTGTCTTTGCTGCATCGTAGAAAAGTCTGTTTGAAGCATCAGGATAGAGAACGATTTCTCTGATATGCTGATCGTTTGCTTCTTCATACTTTCTGTCAACTGGCTTCTTCGGTTCACCTGAAAGTTCCATACCAGCTGTGTTAATTGGTGTGTTGTGAAGAGTCATTATTTATACCTCCTATTGCTGTGGATACTCTTCAGCAGGTACTTCCTGCTCGTATCCGTCTTCGTACATTCCTGGATCAACAGTCTCATCATGGTTAAGATTACTGTTAATAAGCTCGTCGGCCTTCGGATCATCTGAAGGTTTCATACCTATGAGCTGTCTTACTTCATTGCTCGAGAGGATCTCGTTACGTGTAAACGTATCAGCAATTTCTGCAATCTTGCTAAGCGGTACTAGCTTAAACGGGTCTCTAAACGCCATGATCGCCTGATTCTGTGTGCGTCCAGTTTTTCCTATAAATTTCCTATATATTTCGGCAGTAATTGCCTGGATAATAGGGTTTATGGTTCTCTCATAGTAGTTGAGCATTGTCTGCTCGTCAGCACTACCATTAAGTATCTCCTGTGTTAAACCAAGCTGTGAGAATAGAAGATTGGTAAGGTACTCAATCTGTGTTAGTAACTGATTCTCAACCGGTCGGTTTAACTGAATGATTTTCTCTGTGGCATCAAGATATGCTATGCCATATTTTTCGTCTTTCAACTGCTTAGCGATGTCGGCTCTTCGCTGTTCAGCCTGTTTCTTTCTGGCTTCAGCTCTTGTCTGGTATGGTAACTGAATAATCATATCGAGTTTACCATTCGTGACTGAGTCGTCCGCTGAGTCGAGCAATGCAAACTTATGCTTCAGACGGCTGAGTGTACCGTTCGGTTCATTCATGATGTTGTACAGTGGATTCTGTATCAACGCCACCTGTCGCTTAGGAAGTGTTAATTCTTCCTTGTTGCCTGTTCGCTCATTGTAGACCTTGACACGGACCGAATCTGCTCTCCATTCGAGGACCTGTGCGGTACGGAGTCTAAGTATGTCCCAGCTTCCATCGTACGGGTTTGAATCCGTATCGGTAGGCACAATGGCCACCACACCCTCATCGAGCAGTGACAAATCGGAAG